TATGATAAATCTCCGTGCCGTCAGGACTAACAATAAATAACTTATTGTTAAAGAAAGCCATTTGCTTACCGATTGGTATGTATTCACGGGATGTATAGGTTCCATCAGACCACTCAGCGTAAGTCTTGGCCAACCTATCGGTTGCTGCACCACCAGAAATTTCTATGATTTTTGGCTGGTTTATACCGTCTTGTACAATAATGGCTGCAACTGTTTTCTGAACAGAAGTCTCCATATCCAACTCAAGTGATGCACCCGCTACGCTAGTTTCCTTGCGCAGAAAGTTTTGCGTGGATGCTGGAACTGCCTGAACAAATATCTCCGCTGACCTGTCCATCGTGCCGCCGGGACACATAACAACCCAAGTACTGTCGGGGTTTAGTGGTTTGCGATATTTACAGCCACCATTAAAAAAGAGAAAGACGAACTCACCAATAGAATAGATTGCTTGGATTGGCGGGTTTGATGTAAATGCACCTATATCACTAGAGATGTCATTGACGTTCTTAATCCCTTCAAGTGTACCGAAACGATTGCGAATGTTCTTGGCAAATTTATATTCGTCTTCGCCCAGCCGAGTGTCATCCACCGACATATTCATGCCGCCAACAAACGACTGTTGTGAGTAATCAGCCACGGTGATAATGCCAACGTCTTGCCAATGTTAGGCTGTCATGTCCATGCCGTCCGAATTGCATAATGCGTTTCTGCCCACGCTCAAGATCAGCTATCTTACGGCCCAAATCGCGTGTCACTTTTCCATCATAAACCATCGCTTCCTGCAACTTGCCCTGCTCTTCCATGAACAACTGCATCATCTTGTGCATTACGATGTTCTCAAAACCATAAAGCGGGAATGGATCGTTGTCGTTTTTGATGTGCTTCAACTTCTTCTTGTACAAGACTTGCAAAGTGTGCGAATCATCCTGTGCCGCTGTGTCATCCCAAGGAAACTCGGAGATGTCCACTATCATATACTGAGCTTCTGTCTCGTCGTGTGGTATCTCGGAGTAGATGATTGATGTGTCGGCTGTGTCCACCAACCTGACCAACCCACCGTCATTAGCTGTATAACCACCAAACCGTTCGTTGTTTGTGTCAAACCGTCTCATACCCACAACAGATGTGATGGTACGATTGTTGTCTAGTGTGAGTGCTATTGAGTGCGGTGACGATGCAGTTGTGTAGGCCGCTGCTGCGCTTGGGTAGTTTGGCCACACCTCAAGCGTTTGCCTGTCTGAAGCAGATGTCTCAAACGTCACCGCAAGCTTTTCAGTTGCGGCAATGTTAGCAAACCAGTGGACTGTCAGACCAGTTGCCGAACTACCGCGAGTACCTGTGATTACCGAAGACAGGGATTTCTTGAGTGGCTCGTAGCCAACAACACGCCAACAACGACTGTCACTTCTCCAGTTGTTCTGGTTGTATTCTGATAGGAGATTGTTAATACTCCAAGTCAACTTGGATTCTTTTTCTCGCATCGCACGGATTGCGTGAACATCACGACTCAACGCTATGCGCTGCTTACCGGCAACGTAGAATTCCTCTTCAACTAAAGAACCGGGAATATCAACGTGTTCATATACTGACTGCATGGCCTCGTTCAGAAAGTCGAGGATGACGTAGCGTTGGTTTGCGTCACCAGCATTAAGTCCAACCTTACGTCCAAACCTGTCAATTATGTACTCGGCACTCATCGTTTAGTGATTGCGGCGATTGTTGGCTTTGTTCTTTTTGTTATAGGCGACACCGCTGTTGTGCTTCTTTTTACGATTGCGCTTATTGCCTGACTCGATCTCTTGGTTATCCCTGTCCAACTCATGCTTCAATTCCCTTACAGCACCCAGCAATTCATCCAAGTTATCTTGCAACTCATCCCTGTCACCGGCGTTCAATTTCATACTCCAGTTTTGCTACCTTTCTTAGCGCGGCCCTCGTGAACTCAGGGACGATTTCCCTTGCCTTCTGAAACTCCGGGTGTTGGCTTAACTCCTTCACCCCCTCCAATTGTGGTGTGCTGCACGCGCTCACCATCAATAAGGGCATCAATATGACCCAACTTGTCTTCCAGCCGATTCTTTGCATTAGCTTCCTTTAAGGCATCCGCAAGACTAATGACCAACCGTTCCAATGACGGTATGGCCTTGAACAATGCAGCCAATAGTTTAACTACCCCCATTTGTATCGCTCTTCACGCCTTTCCTCAAAAAGACTGCCAGCAACGAGGTAATCACCAAGTTTATCATCACGCCCATCTCCATTTCACCGGAGAAATAAGCACCCACAGCCGCGAGTATCCCGCCAGCCGCCGTCATATACGTTTTCTTTCCTGTTAACATAGCTATTTGGTATTTAGTAACTTCTTTATTTTTATGGTAATGTAGAATAATGTAGCAAGACTAATTGAAACTTTCAGTAGTATGTCAATTTCAAGTAGCCAATTTCCTATTCCTGAGACCGAAGCCACAAGAACTTTTATATCATCGAGGTTCATGTAAAAATTTATCAATAATCATTTGCTTGGCAACCTCTATTACACCAATCATTTGCTCCATAGTCAAGTCAAGTTCCTGTTCAGAATACTCAACTGCATGGCAAATTCTGCGTGTGAAGTCGTCTAGTTGTTGTCTCTCGGTCATGACTTACGCCTTCGATTCCTAGCGGCAGCCCTTGACGCTGCCCTTCTGTTTATCTCCTGCTGCGCGTAGCTCAATGCTGTATCCTTGCCTTTTTTCTTTTCAGCCGCTCGCTTGTTTGCAGCTACAGCATCTTTACGCGCTTTATCTGCCTTACGCTTGCCTTTCTTAACTTTATCCACACGTTGTGCTTTTATGTGAGCGTCTTGTTGTTTACGGGCGGCTCTTTTAGCTTTTGGCTTAGTTGATCCCGCAAAAGGATTCTTTTTGCCGGACTTGACTTTAGCTTTTGGTTTTGGCTTTGCATTAGCCGCACTCTTGCCAAACGGATTTGGCTTTTTAATCTTGCGGATTTTACCACCTTGACGGCTCAATCCTTGCGCCTTCAACAGCTTGCGATCAGCCTTCTTCAATCCAACTCTAGCCTTTCTTGCTGCTCGTTTTGTAGCTTTGGCGGCTTTCTTTGCGGCTTGCCCAGTAGCTTTCGCCCCTGCTTTTGCAGCTCGGCCCGTTGCTTTAGCGCCAGTTTTTAAAGCACCGCCCGTTGCTTTAGCGGCTCTGCCAAGAGCTTTCGCACCTGTTAAAGCACCACGGCTAACTGGGCCTCCCATAGGTAATGTAGCGGCTGTTATTGCCAAGTCTGTTGCAAACTCTGCGTCACCAATATCTTTCGTTAAACCAGATGCAAGCTTGGACATACCCCCAGCTTCAGACATTTGATTCTTTAAACGTTTCTTAAGAGCGGCGCGTTGTGCTGGTGTTCTTAAATTACGTGGAGCCATTCCCTTGGTCGGATTCTTACGATAATCCGCTAGTTTTTGAGCATCACTTTTCTTTGCCTTCTTGGCAACGGGTTTTGGCGTTGCTTTCTTGACCGCCTTTTTCTTGGGTGCGGGCTTTAGTTGCGGGCTGGGCTTGGGCTTGTACGTTATTGTAGTACCACCACGTTTAGTCACCGTAGTTTTGGCCTTGGCCTTAGCTTTGGTTGGTGTGACGTAGCGTTTACCGCCGACTCTTGACTCTTTTGCCTTGCGGCTTTTTCGAGCCATTTCCAGTAGGCGTTGACCGCCTTTTTTTCTTTTGTATGGCATAATTTATGGTGTTGGACGATGTGAGACGGAACTAAACGTAGGTTGTTTAGGTCGGTGTGAGATAGAACTAAATGTTGGTTGCTTAGGACGATGCGAAACCGAGCTAAATGTTGGTTGCTGTGCCGGTTGGCCGGTTGGATTACCTTGCGGCGTGCTGGGAGTTGTCCTAATTGCTTGACCTCTTGGAGTCTGTGTAATTGGGCGTTGTGCAGATGATCCCAACCACCAAGGATTTTGACCAAGTGTTGCCTGTTGAATTCCCGAATAACCGCCACTTGGTTGTACTCCACCAACAGCACGGCCAATCAACTGACCAAAATTTGCTGTTGGTTGTGACTGAACTGGTTGTTGAGTTACTGGATTACCAAATTGACCAAACGAAGCTTGGGGTTGATACTGGTCAGCAATGCCAGCTTGTGACTGCATCATTTCTTGTAATGCTTTAAACTGCATCAAATCCTGTAAATAATTACGACCCGTAGGACGTTGAGAAGTAGGGTTGGGTGTTGATTGTTCAGGGCGATGGGAGACATCCTGAAAGGTTGGCTGTCTCTGTTGAAACAAATCTTGCAACATACCCCTACCAGACTGAGGAACACCGCCGCCAACAAGCCCACTATATGCTTGCTGCGCGGCAGCTATCCCCTGTGGTGTGTATGGATATTCTACTCCAGCTACATTAGGCATTAGGTACTTCCTTCAACAACCTCAACCGGCTCAACTTTCTCATCAAAGCTGGCCGCGAGCAATCCCATGAAGTGATTTCTACCACCATGAGCTTGGTCGAGGTTAAAACTGATCTGTCGAATCTTGTTCTCAAGATCAGCAACGTGGTTAAGTAACACAACCTGTTCTTGCGAAAGGTCTGCTACGTTATGTTCCTCACCGTTGATAACAACGGTCTGCTTGTTTTCTGTTTCTTCTTTTTTAGCCATAGCCAAATTCTAGTTTTTATCTTCTACCTCTTCCTTGGATTCTACTTTTCATGGGAGAACGTGAAGGGGTTGAAGTGGATGGTTTCTTTGAGGGCGGCTTCGGCTCAAAAGTTTTTTGTACTTTCCGCTTAATGTGCGGATTTAAGAGCTTACTTAAACCCCATCTGCCCAAACTGGCAGGGCCGCCCATAGCAGCGGGAACCCAACCGGGAGCTTTCCCGAATTTTGCTTTGCGCTTCGGCCTCATACTCTGAAGCTTTTCACCACCTTTTAATCTCTTGTTTGCCATAATTTACGCCTCCAACGTCTTCACCCGTGCGCTCAACTCCTGCACCGCCTTGATAAGCGGCATCACCAAGTTGCCGTACTTCAGACTTAACTTCCCGTTCGGTGACTCGTTCACAATGTCGAACTCCACACCAGCCTCGGCCATCGCGGTCTGTACGTCTTGCGCTATCAGACCCAAGCGGATCGTGTCATCGTCTGCTGGCCGTTCGTCAGCGGGAACCGTGACAGTCTCGTAGACCGCATCCTTGGCTTCCACCGCAGCACTAACCAAGCGGCGTTCGGTGATCTCTTCACGCGCCGGTTCAGCCGGTCGTGTGATGTGCGTCTCTGTCCATTCAGCTTTCGCCTCAACGACAACGACTTC